CCTTGTTCAAGTTAACGGAAACAAGGATATTGCCTTGTGGAGTTACAAGTGCTGTTTGAGGAAGTTGATACTGGAAAACAGTATCACTATCTCTAGAAGTAACCGAAAATGTTCCGTTATAAAGAATTGGATTGGCACCATAAATTGTAACTTCATCTCCAACCAAAAGTCCATGAGGATTGGAACAAGTTACTGTTGCAAATCTATCATCAATACCACCAAAAGTGATTGTATCAACTTCAATGAGTTTTTTAACATTATACAACCAGGTATTAAGAAGTGGTTGTTCACCCGTACCACCAAGTTTAGCAACTGTCAGTTTATCTCCAGGAAGATAATATGATCCAGTGTCGGTAAGATTAGTTTGTTGAGCATCAACAATACCAACAATATTCATCACAACTTCTTGAGTTGTTCCTTTATTCAAGTAAACTCTGAAATTAGAAGTTACCTCAGTAGCAGAATCCCAAACATAAGGATTAAGTCCTACACTACCAGGGGAAAGACGAGTACACTCAATAAACTGGTTGAGGGATTTTTCTTTATAGCGTACAACTTCATTGCCACCGAGTACAAACTCACCGTTTCTTTCTGGCCAACCAATGGTAGAGTCTACAGTAATAATACTATCATCTTCACCAAGTGGTTCTGCAAGTTTTGTTTTGTAAGGAACTACAAACGTTCCAGCAATAGTTTCTTCAGAAAGAACAAGTTCGTAAATAGTAATATTTGAAGTATTAATCGCAATATAGTTTTCTACAAGAGCACTAGCTGCCTTTACATTAATATCTGCAATATCAGCGTCTTGCTGAATCAAAGCATCTTGAATATTTCTAGGATCGCCACTTTCTAACGTAGCACGAAGAATTGTATTAATAGACCAAGTTGCTGCCGAAGGTTTGATAATTTGGTCTTTAGGATAAGAAATACTTACCGTCTCACCATAAAGCAATTTAAACAAATATGCAATACTAAAGGTAGTACCTTTAGTCATATAAAAATCTTTAATATTTTTAATTGCTGTTCTTACATCAATTTTTTTATAATCAATTTCAGGTACATCAGGTAAGAATTGCTCAGTATACTTATCTAAAACTCTCTTGACAAATAATGCATCCAAACAAGTAACCGCAGCACCAGAAGTTGCTGCAGATGCAGTGGTTTTACCACTGAAAATTGCATTGCCATCTTCAGTAAATCCAATATTGCCAGCAGCTGCTCTAGCACAACCAATAAACTGCGCTTTAGTATAGTTAGAACCTTGCTCTAATACTTGGAATCCAGTAATTTCATTAACACCAATCTCCACTGATGCAGATGCTTGAGGAGGAGATTGAATTACAACTTTGGGAGGAGAAGTTTGACTATATCCAGTTCCAAATTCAGTAATATTGATATCAGTAATTCTACCATTAAAAATAGATGCAACTGCTTTAGCACCAGTACCACCAACGTAAGCGCCAGTATCGCTAGTTCTATCATCAATGATATACACTGATGGAACATCATCATATCCAGAACCACCACTTAAAATTTCAATATTAGTAACACGACCATCACTATCAACTGTGGTTTCTAAAACTTGAGCACCAACTGGTTCGATAATTTTGACTCGGGGAACACTAGTGTATCCTTGTCCAGCATTAAGAACAGTAATGGATTCAACTTCACCATCAGAATTTAATACTGCTCTAAGACTTGCCTTAATTGGATTATCTCCAGTAGGTTCATCAATATAAATTTCAGGTGCAGTAGTATACCCCTGTCCCTTATTAGATACTTCAATAGTACCCGAAATTGATCCATTAGAAAGTGTAATTTCACCAATTTCAGCACCACCAGGTTGTACAAATGTAATTCTAGGCACATTTGTAAAACCGCTACCAGAACTATCTAATGTTAATCCAGTAATACTACCATCAGTAACAGTTGCTGTAATACTAGCAGGAGTAGATCCAACAGACGTAGGGTCTGTAATTTTTACAGTAGGGGGATTTGTGGAACTATATCCAATACCACCATTGATTAACTGAAGATTCTTTACACCATTGATAAGTGCTGTTGCTGCTCCACCAGAACCAGTAGTTCCACTGATATTAATTTGTGGAGGAAATTCAAATCTATATCCACTACCACTATCATCAATTTTAATATTTGAAATGCTACCAGTATCAGAAATTCTGGCATGAGCAGTGGCACCAACACCAAAAGAAGGAATTGCTGCTTCAATAGAAAACATACTAAGGACTCTACCCTTTACAGGAGTAAAGTTTCTAAAGATAATAGTATCGCCATCAAAAACATAATCGACTTTTGGTGTCAGAAGTCTCTTATCGTAAATTGCGATAATATATTCATCAACTTCTGGGAAAAATGCATCTCCATTTTGAGTAATTTTAAATTTACTTATTCCATCACCAAAACTAGGAGAGATATCATCTATTGTAGTAATAGCATTCTCTACAAAACCACTGTAATACTTAATACTAGTTAAATCTGCACTATCAGAGGTGAGAACTGCTCTAGGAGCAGTTGTAAAGACGATATTAGTACCAGAAATTGTAAAGTCAGTTCCAGGTGTTAAGTAGTCACCATAAACTTGTACAATTAAGTGATTCGCACTAACAGGACCAATAGGTCGATCTTCCGCCGTTAATGCAAATGACTGAGTTGTACCATCAAACAATGAAAGAGGACTTTGCAGTTCAATTTGCTTAAGTTTTACCTGCTCATACGAAATACCAGGACTAAATGCAATATTAGGAGCAGATGTTGTATTTTCATAAAAAATTACTTCATCACCAATTAAAATAGAACCATTTTCAGATAAAAAACTTTCAACACTCTCAACAGAGATTGTTGTTTGCTCTGCTGAAATATTTTCTACAAGAGTTGTATTCCCATCTAAAATATTAATATCAACTTGGTCGATATCAAGATATCCTAAAAAATTATTCAGGATATTTTGACCCAATCCTGTTTTTTCTTGGGACTTATAGTAATATTCGACAAACTTTGAAAACAGTTCATACTCCGTCGAAATAAAGTCAGGGAGTTGATTAGAAACTGCGTTTGAGACCTTATTAATATTCATCTAACTATGTAAAACAGGCGGATGTGTTAAGCGAACCATTATTATCGATATCAGGAATCTCCAGAAGTTCTGGGATTACATTGAAGACAGATGGCGTCAAACTATTTAGTGGGATCTGAGATGGGAACTGCGTTCCGATTGGAGAAACTGAAATCTCTGGACTAATAACATTAATAATTGTTCCAGGAGTTGTTGCAGGAATAACTGAACTGTTTGAAGGTATAACCTGAACAGGAATTTGTAATCCTGCAGGAAGATCTGTCAAATCAATTACAGTTCCCGTACCAGTAGCAGAATCAGTGATGGAAATGGCAGCATCACTGGGATTATTGCCACCTGCACCAATAATATTAATTGGACCAAAACAAATTTCTCCAGTACTGTAATTTACAGTTCCAGCAGCATTATTTGTATATACTTTTCTGTTACCTGTATTGTAGAAGGTCCTCAGATTGCCGTAACCATCATCTTCAAAGTATTGGTCAATCCCAGGTCTATCTGCTGTTCTAAAGGGTCCTGAGAGGATTACAGGTTCTTTCTTACATTCACCATCAGTACCATCTTGAGATGGAGCACTATTGTAAATAGGTGATCCTGTAGAAATGCAATATGTATTAGTTTGATTTGTATTTGGGTAAATATATTTCAAAAGTGTTATCTGTGTGGCAACATCTGTAACACACTTGTTAGAAAGTTCAATTGCTCTCTCAAATGCTTGTGTACTGAAAGATGAATTGAAATTGTTGATTCTAGATTGAGTTCCCCAGTCAACAATTGCTTTGGAGATATCAGATTTAATTTGAGAGGTATTTGAACCACACCCAGTATCGTAATTAACGAAAATTTTGGGATTGATGTAAATATTATCAGGGTCAGTAATTACAACTTCAATAGATGCCATACCATAACTTCTCAACTGAGAAGCAAGACTTTTTTTAGTTTGGTCATTAAGGTTGGAACCAGTTTTTGTTTTTACAACTAGATAAACTTTACCGTAAATAGGTGGATTTAAAGAATCTCCACCAAAAGCAACAACTGCAGATGCATTATCGTAAATATTTTTAGTAATTACCTCATAATCTTGAGCAGTTACTGCTCTATACTGTGCAGAATAATATCTTGGTGCATAATACTTGATAGACTCCACAGTTTCTGCATCATCACCAAGAACAGATTTGGATTTTACCTTAACACTAACAACAGAAGGAGAATATGAAGTATTATTAGTGTCATTAATCAATCCAACAAATGAAAAATTCTGAACTCCATTTGCTTCTTTACCTGCGGTAATCATATAACGAAGATTTACAACCTCACCATCTTTTACCGAACGACCGATGGCATCATCACCAAATCTAATCTGATAACGCATATCATCAGATTCGGAAATGAAGTATACTCGGGTATTTGCTTCTAAATTTGTAATATTATCTACTCTAGAATATAAATCCGAGTTTGTAGATGTTTCATTAGGTTTTACCCTAACTGTCAAAGTAGAAATATCAGCGTCTTGAGACTGAATGATGTATTTCTGCTTAGCAAAAGTATTTACAATATAATTGTACTCAATTAAACTACCTTCATAAATTTCTAGGTTCTCAAAGAGTGCTACTCCTGTAGATGGATTAACTTCAGCAGTAGTATCATCAAGAACATTCCAAATGTAGTTACCACCTGTTGCAACAGGACCTTTTGGAAGAGTAACCGATGAAGGATAAAATCCGTTAACTGCTACCGTTTGTACCGTTAGTTCCAAACATGCTTTTGAGCAGATAATAGACTTAGGAGTGTAGTTTAAAAGTTTAGCAACTTTTACAATATTATCTCTAACACTAGAAGATGGTAAAAATGCTTCATTCATTGCCATATTGGCATTAAACGAAGTGTAATATGTGTTATATGCTAAAGTATCAATTAAATATGACAATGCAGACCCATCAAAGTCATAATCCGTAAACTCAGTTCGAGTTCTCAAGTATGACTTAATAGACTCTTTGATATCTTCAAAGTCTAGTGCAGTTAAATTATTTGGTTGCATTATTCTGGTCTCTGTAATACAAACGTGATTTGCTCTAAAATTGGCACGCCAATAACCTTGTACTCAACAGTTACATGGATCTTATTATTTTCGTAAATCGGAACCACATCAACCGATGTCAACTCTACACGCTTTTCATATCGAGTAATTGTATTT